CTAATCGTAACTCTACTTCTAGCACGAGTGGTTCACAGGAGCCAATCGCAAAGCAGGCTGAACCTGCAAACAACGAAGGAGGTGTTATCGTGGCAGAAGAGAACAAGACTAATGAGGCTGAGGTTGAGGCCGGTTCTACCGCTCCCGTTACCGATGAGGTAACCGAGGAAGGTAAGGCTGAGTCCGAGGTCGAGTCAAGTAATGAGACTGTGGTAGAAAACGCCGAGGTTGAGGAGACTGTTGAGGAGCAGGCTGCTGAGACTGAGAAGGCTACTGACAATGACGAGGTTCAGGTGGACGAGCCTGATTTCGCGAAGATGTTCGGTGACCTACAGAGCGCTATCGAGTCTGGCCTTGAGAAGAACGCGAAGCAGGCCGATGAGGCTATTTCGAAGGCGACTGAGCTGTTCGAGAACAAGGTAAACGAGCTAGTGGCAAAGCACACTGAGCTTACCGATAAGTTTGAGTCTCTTAAGAAGGACCTTGGAGGCGTTGAAAAGCGTCTTGAGGGTGTTGAAGGAGAGACTGCAATTAAGAAGTCCGGAGACCTCGGCGGGTCAACGGAGGATACCCTACAGAAGAGTAAGGGTTCTAAGTGGGGCGGGCGCTTCCTCGGCCTTTCCGACCTACAGTAAATAACTTTTAGAAATTTGGAGGTGACACAACAATATGAGTAATGAACTACTAGAGAAGGTAATCCGTACCACCGAGGTTGGTTCCGGTGGTGGTGGTCTTCTCAACCCCGAGCAGGCAAACCGCTTCATCGACTACATGTGGGATGCGACCGTACTTGGTTCCCAGGTCCGTACCATCCGTATGCGTTCGACGCAGCAGGATATTGACAAGATTGGTGTTGGTCAGCGCCTAATGCGTGTGGCTACCGAGGCTGTCGATGATGGCGTCAACGCTGGTGCAGTATTCACGAAGATTTCGCTAACGACCAAGAAGTTGCGTCTTGACTTCGAGCTTTCAACGGAGTCCCTAGAGGACAACCTTGAGGGTGAGGCTCTTGAGGACCACATTGCGCGCCTTATGGCAACGCAGGCTGGTAACGACCTTGAGGACGTTGCAATCAATGGTGACACTGCTAAGACGACTGACCCTCTCCTAAAGGCATTCGACGGTTGGCGCAAGCTGGCCCTCGCTGGTGGACACGTCGTTGACAACCAGTCTGGTGCAAGCACCGGTGGACTTACCCGTGGCGTTGCGAACAGGGCTCTCAAGGCTATGCCTCGAAAGTACATGCAGCGTCGTAACGGACTTAAGTTCTTCGCGGGCTCTAACCTAATCCAGGATTACATGTACGGACTAACCCAGTCCGCATCTGGAATCATTAGCCTAGAGCAGGTTGCCCAGGGCATCACCCAGAACGGTGTTCGCACCGAGGGTAATGCGGGATTCAACGGTCCAAGCATCTTCGGTGTTGCTCTACAGGAGGTTCCACTCTTTGACGAGACCATGGTTGGTGACTACGCGTCCCCAACAGGACAGCACGGTGACCTATGGCTGACCTTCCCACAGAACCTTCTATGGGGCGTAAAGCGTGAGATTCAGGTCTACCGCGAGTTCAAGCCAAAGAAGGACACCATCGAGTACACCATGTACTGCCGCGTTGGTACACAGATTGAGAACGCAGACGCTTTCGTCGTTGTAAAGAACGTCAAGGTTGCTCCGTAATCTTTCCCCAGTGAAAGTTAACCCCGTCGAGAAATCGGCGGGGTTCTTTCGTGTTTGCCAATAGTAAGCTTTCTCGCTATAATGAGAATAAATAGGGAAGGATAGGTAACACCCACTATGAGTTTTGAGACTTTGAAGAAGGAAGACCTTCTTAAGATTGCCGAGGAGTTCGGCACCGACGCGAAGCCCAGCGACACCAAGGCAGTCATTATTGCTGCCCTCAATGAGGATGGCGTTACTTGGGAGCAGGCGGCTCAGATTGACCAGCAGGTCGCTGAGAAGGACGCCGAGCTGCGCGAGGAAAAGAATGCAGCCGACGCCAAGGCCAAGGCCGAAGAGGAGCAGGCGCTTTTGAGGATGATGCGCGAAAATGGCACCTTCGAGGTACGTGGCTATAGGTTTACTAAGGCCCACCCAATTGGTGTAGTGGCCGCCTCCGATGCTGAGTGGATTGTGGATAACGTTGAAGGTTTCCGCTATGCCACCCCTAGGGAGGCCCAGGAGTTCTATGGCTGATATTGTCTATCCTGGCGTCGTAGCAGGAGGCCCTATCGGGGCCGAGTACCTGCCTAAGAATTACGACCTCGTGCTATACAAGGGGGATTACATTAGCATGAGCGTTACGCTAAAGGATAGTCTTGGTGTCCCCCTAAATCTAACGGGGTATACCGCGAAGTGCAGTATTCGAGCGGATTACTCTAATGCGACTTCGTACGATGCCATCTGCACCGTTGACGCGGCCAACGGTAAGATTCTGATTGAGTTTCCCAGCTCTGTAACCACCACCATAGTGGCTGGTGATTACATCTGGGACTTTCAGACAACCATCGGGGGAAACAATCGCACATATTTCGCCGGTGACGTTAAGGTGTTCGGGGAGGTAGCCAAGTGAGCACTCCATCCGAGCCAGTATCAGTTGAGATTACCACCACTGAGCCGGGTCTGGTTGAGATTTCCCAGACCCCGCCAGAGGGCTTTAGTTTTAGCCTGATTGGTCCACAGGGTCCTAAGGGAGATACTGGAGCTACAGGTCTGACCGGACCTCCCGGCCCAGGGTCTCTGTCGGCCCTATCTGACGTAAATTTGTCGGTGGCACCAACAAATGGCCAGGCGCTTGTTTATGACGCAGCTTCTTCTAAGTGGAAGGCGAGCCCAGGTGGTGCCCTGACAACCATCTCTCAGATTAAGCTTTCCAGCGCCCAGGCTACCGTGGACTTTACGGGAATACCAGGCACCTTCCGCGACCTTATTATTGAGGGCAAGTTTCGTTCCACCAGACCAGGACAGGTCAAGGATAACGCATTCCTCCGTGTGGGTACCGGTGGAGTCATCGACACCGCCCCAGACACCTATCGCGTATCTCTCGTGGCGCAGAACAATGGAGCCAGTGGTTTGGACACAGCTCTCGGGGCAACCACATGGTTCAAGCTCGCAGAGAGCGCTTGTCCCGCTGCGTCAGCGGACGCGGACTGTTGGGGAACTATGCGTATTGTGATTTATGATTACGCTGACATAACTTCATTTCGTCCGGTCGAGGCCACCCTGTCTGCGCATGTGTCAGCGGGAACCATTTTCCGCGATATTCTTTCTGGACACTGGAGGAATAAGACGGGACCGATTGACTGTCTAAGACTCAGCGTGGGTACCGGCAATATAGTCGCTGGTTCAACATTCCGACTTTACGCACGTTAATGTTGATTGGGAAAATAAGCCAGGAGAGGGTATAATTCAGATATGGAAATTTACAGGAATGAACTAGCTGATGTGAGCTTGAAGGTCCCCGTGACCTCAAGCACAGGAACCATTGATGTGGAAGCATACGATGGTTCTACCCTCCTGCATACATTTTCCACTGTTGACGCCATCTCGGGAGGCTATAGCGTAACCTTGCCTTTTAGCCTTGTCGATAGGGATTCTGAATTCGTTGTTAGGTGGAAGCTTAATTACAACGAAGACGGGGTGTCCAAGTCGTACATGCACGACACTTCGGTTCGAGTCGTGACTCCATACGTAACGTCTGAGGAGATTACTGAGGCGATTCCAGATATCTCTTCTTACGCAACCCCGGCAGAAATCGTTCGCGTTGAGCGGCGAATTCGTGGGGTCATCGAGAACTACACTGGACAGAAGTTTGGCCGGTTTGTCGGTAAGCGTCAGGTGATTGGGGCTGGCGACATTCAGCTCAAGTTGCCTGAACGACTGGTAAACCTCACAGACATTTCCGGGTCGAATGTTCTATTCGACAGTACCGGACATGCGGTTCCGGGAGCATATTCCATCCGTGGAGACGGCTACTACCTGGGAGTGTCGAATCCAACTCCAGAGGGCGATTACGTATTCGAGAATGTCATTCGTGACCCAGATTCCATGTGGAATCGCGGCGGGTTTAGGGATAACGTCGTATATACAGTAGACGGTGTATGGGGATATGACGAGGTGCCTACCAACGTAAAGGAAGCAGCACTCATCCTAATTGAAGAGGCTCTTTGTCCACAGGCTGTATACCGTGAGCGCTATCTCAAGGCCATCAGTGGTGATGGTTGGCGCTACGAGTTTGTGGGAGCCGCCTACTCAGGTACAGGGAATGTAATTGCCGACCAGCTTCTAGAAGAGTACAGGCGTACAGCGATTACGGTGATTTGATGCGTTGTCTATCGAGTGCAAAGCTGAGTATGTTGGTGGATGTTATCAAGCCATCAAGCGCTCCCGCCGAAGGCGATGAGACGGGCCACTGGGAATGGAAGCAGGACCCGGAGTCAGGCGCGATGATTCAGGTATGGGTCGATAATCCAAACACCCCGGAAATTGAGGGGCACGTCATCAAGGGCGTGCGCTGTCTGGCACGGGCTACCGGAATGCGTCCAGAAGTATGGAACGAAGAATACCTGAATGAGGAATGGGTGAAGCTCACCGTGGCCGCGAATGCCAACATCACCTTGCGGGACAAGCTTACCAACATCAGGACGTTCAACGGCCAGCCTATCTGGACCGAGGAAGAGTCTGACGGTAATCCTGCCACCACATTTGATGTATTCAGGGTTTCGCCGGTTATCGATGGCTTTGGAAACGTAGTAGAAAAGTCGGTCCTCGCAAAGAGGGCTGAGGTGCAGTAATGGCAGGAAAGCCATTTCTGGCTATCGGAGTGGACACGGCTGAGGCTTCTGCTTTGGCCGGGTTTCTCTCCACGCTTTCCATGGAGATTAAGACCGCCAGGCATATTGGTCCGGTTCTCAAAATGACTCACGCCATTATGAGCGAGGAGTTCACCGAGCACATGGCCACGATGGCTCCTACCCAGGCTTCCCGATTCCACCACGTATACGAATGGGGGATGGTCGGAGTTCCACAGGCAAAGCTGTGGAATGACAAGCTTGTTGGTGGTGGCAATAATCGAATTGCTACCTTTACGTGGCGTGCTTCAAAGAAGACCGTTCCTGTCCGTGAGGATTTCGCGGCGGTGGGAGTTAAGCAGATTCACGTATTCGTCTGGAAGGCTCCGGTAATGGAGTACGGAGACTCGGTAACCATCGCTCCTAAGCGTGGAAAGTTTATCGCCTACTTCACCGGACCTACGACGCCAGAGGGCAAGTATCCGGGACCAGAGGACGAGGAACCGACAATTACCGACCACCCAATTACAGTGCAGAATCCGGGCGGTGCTACTCGTGGAGCATTCACCGCAGAATACGTAGCTTGGTGGGGTGGACCTGGAGGACAGGCAACATTTGATAGGCGTATTCGCCATGTCCTAGAGAACGACCTGGGAAAGATGCCTATTGAAGAAACAACAGCGAAGTTCCGACGTGCCCGTAACAAGACATTCGGAATGCAGTCAGCAGCCGATGCCGATAGGGCTTTTGAGGCCGGAAGGTTGGCGGCTAGAAAATACTTGCAGGCTCGTTCGGCTAATTATATCAACCAGGCGAGGGCAAGAGAAAGGTTGATTTACGGTGACTGATTATCGCACAGTGGGTGCGCACCAGATTAACAAGTGGCTATGGTCAAAGCTAAATGACTTCGAACACAAGGACGGGGTTATCGCTTTCGGAGCTTACGGTACGGGAGCGGGTCAGAAGAACCTGACCCCAATCATCCCTACCCAGCAGCAGCCCCAGTTCCTTGATATTGCCGGTGGTGCTCCCTTTCTCGTGTACAACTACATTGTCTCGTCATACGCCTCTGAATGGTGGCTATGCCGTGAGCAGTGTGCCTATGTCATTTACGACAATGACGAGGAAAGACTGCGGGCTATTCATGGATACATGGTTGACCTGCTAAGGCGAATGGATTGGACAGCCCGCGATGTGAATGCATCAGAGACCACGGACAAGCGATTCGATTTTAAGTACGTACAGCTTACCAGCGCTTCTGGACCTAATGAATTCAGTACCGAGGGTGGCCGTACAGGAGCCATGGTGGTCGTGAATTACGAATATACCATGGATATGAAGACAGATAGCTCTGGCCTAAGGGTTTAGAGTTTGCTTTAGAATTTAGGCGACGGTATTATACTCATATAGAGGAAGTGCCTAGCCAGCACACAATATCTTTTCAACTTAAATGGAGGTGACATTAAAATGGCATACAGTACACGTAACATCATCGTCGGTGCGGCAGCACTTTACATTTCCGAGAAGGACAGCACCGACGCGGGTTGGTTCGCGGCAGCATCAGCGCCAGCCACGGCAACTAAGGAAGCTGTTGTGCTTGGACAGTCTGGTCCTTCGCTAGCCAAGGCAGCCAGCGGTAGCCTATCAGCAGCGCTTGACGCTGACTCCGATTTCCGTCACGCGGGATTCACTACCGAGGGCCTTGAGGTTTCTTACGAGCCTGACTACGGTGAGGTCGAGGTTGACCAGCTCCTTGACTCGGCTAAGCTTTTCAAGCAGTCGATGAAGGTAACCGTCAACACGACCCTTGCAGAGGCTTCCCTAGAGAACCTTCTTGTAGCGTGGGGACAGCAGGGCTCGACCCTAACGTCTAGCGGTTCGGATAACACTCTTGGTATTGCCGCAGGTGCGCTTGGAGACGAGCCTACTGAGCGTGCGTTGGTAGCCGTTGGTCCTGGACCACGAGCTGTAGATGGCGCAAAGCGCGAGCGTATTTACCACGCCCGTCGTGTTCTTTCCGTTGAGGCTTCGGCCCACAGCGTAAAGCGTAACGAGGCCACGGTATTCCCAGTAGCATTCCGTCTGCTACCAGACCCAAACGCTGCGTTCGCAGGTGCAGAGTACGGCGTAATTCGCGACCGTAACGTCTGAGCGAACTAAAAAGTCTTGATGAGAGCCCCAGCAGAAATGCTGGGGTCTTTCATTTTGCGATTGCCCATTTTCATGGTAAGATATAATCAACTGGAAGGAAAGGTTTAATTTAATGGCAACAACGGTTTACACTACCGAGGAAGTCCAGCTACAGGACGACACCAAGGTAACTCTGAGGCCACTTAACATCAAGGGTCTGCGTAAGTTCATGACGGTTATGGAGAACTTCGGCAAGTCTGAGAATGACGAGGAGGGCTTCGAGATTCTTCTAACGGCGGCGGCTCTGTGTCTTGCTAAGCAGCGACCCGAGTTCTATGACGCGGAAAAGGGAACGGCTACCGAGGCGTTTGAGGATGCCGCAGATATGCCAACCATCTACAAGATTTTGGATGTGTGTGGAGGCGTTAAGCTGAACGACCCAAATCTTCTAGCGATGGCGGCGGAAGCACTTGGGAAGAACTAGACCTCGCCAAACTTGAGGCAGAGGTTTTTCTCCTAGGTATGTGGAAGAATTTCGATGAACTGGAAGAGAATCTAAGTATTCAGGAAATCGAAGTTCTTCTCGATGCATCTAGAGCCCAGGAATACGAGAGGCAGAAATTCGCTGCCGCGCTGAAGGGCATTGACCTGGACGACAAGTCCGGAAAGAGTGGAACCGACGATACACCATCGTTCGAGGATATCAAGCGCAGGGCCGAAGCAAAGGCTCGCGGGATTTCAGAAGACCAGCTTGCATTCGCGGACATTGGAATCGCTGTGATTGAAGAATAAATATAGGGACTGACTAAAATAGATAACATTCAAATTCGGTTTAGTGCTTCGGCAAACTTCGCACCTGTTTCTGCCGAAGTAACTCGCCTCAACCAGCAGCTCGCGCTTATGCAGCGACAGTTGGCACAGGGTCTAACGCCAGGTAAGTTGAACGATACTCGTACAGCTTTCCGTACGGCGGTACAAGGTCTTAACGATTACCACGTTGAGGCCGTTAAGAACGTGTCCGCAACTGCGGCAATGACCGAAGCACTGACCAAGAATGAAGTTTCTATTGTTCGTGCCTATAAGTCCCGCAAGATGTTTAACGATATCTTGCGGGAGCAGCTTGCCTTGCAGAAGGCGACCACCGTGCAGTGGTCTCAGAACGCGATGGGTCAGACCCGCGCGGATATGATTGTACCTCGTGGCGTAACTAGTAATGTGGACGCTCTCACGAGGTCTTTTAGCACCAACCTAAGGGCGCTTAACCCGCTCAAGTTCCGAACCGCCGAATTTGGTGAAGCGGCGCGGGTTATGTCTACTCGTATTGCCCTAACAACCGCCACGCTCGCATCCAGCTCCCACATGATGATTAACTGGGGTAAGAATGTACAGTGGGCCGGTCGTCAGCTTATGGTTGGTTTCACCGTGCCATTCATGGCCTTTGGTGTCGCGGCTGGTGCCGCTGCCTATCAGGTAGACAAGCAGCTTACTCGTATCACTAAGGTTTATGACACCACCGCTAAGGACGCGGCGGGTAAGCAGTCAGAGCTAGATAGGCTCCGTGCCGAATCAATGGATATGGCCGCACAGGCAGCCAAGCGTTACGGTGTCGCCATGAAGGACACCCTGAGCGTTGAGGCCGAGCTAGCCGCAGCCGGTAAGCAGGGTCGTGACCTAACCACTGGTACGGCGGAAGTTATGCGTGCTTCCACCCTTGGTGAGCTTGATTATCAGCAGACTGTAAAGGCATCTATCGCTCTCCAGTCTATCTACAAGTACAACACTGAACAGCTTGGCGATGCGTTTAACTTCATGAACTCCCTCGAAAACGCCACCAACCTATCTATGCAGGATATGGTTGACACGATTCCTCGTGCCTCCGGTTCTCTTGCCACCCTGAACGTAAGCTTGCAGGATACTGGTGTTCTTATGGCAGCCATGAAGGAGCGTGGTGTTGACGCGGCGCAGGGAGCTAACGCCCTAAAGTCTGCTGTCAACCGAGTTCTGAACCCTGGCGATAACGTCGTCCAGAAGTGGGCGGATGCTGGCATTAGCATCACTAAGATTGTTAAGAATTCCGGCGGCGATTTCATGAAGATGCTATACGCAATCTCTGACGCCCTAAGGAAGTTTGATGACGACCCGACCAAGAGAATGCAGCTTATCGGCTCTCTCTTCGGCACCATGCAGATGGACCGTATCGGTAAGGTTCTTTCTGGTCTAGAGGACATTCACAAGGAGACCACCCAGGTTGGTCGTGCATACAAGGTAGCTCACCAGAACGCCGAGCAGTGGGGCGCAACAGCCACATCCGAGATGGCCCGTATTCAGGCGTCCGCTTCCGGTAAGTTCAAGCGTGCCCTAGAGACCATCAAGGCCAGCCTCGCAGAAGCCGGTAAGCCGTTCCTTGAGATTGGTTCAACCGTTCTCGGCTGGATTAGTAAGGTCGTTAGCGCGTTCAATAGCCTGGGCGGTGGGGCCAAGAGGACCATTGCTGCCATTATGCTATTCGGTGCTATTGCTGGTCCACTCATTATGATTGGCGGTCTTATCGCCAACATGTTCGGTCACCTGATGAAGGTGGGCGTGGCCATGGGTGGGCTACTGTCTCGTACCCGAATTATGACCGCAGAGCAGCGGGCCCAGCAGATGATGAGCGAGCGTAGCTCTCTCGCCTGGACAAACCAGGCTCACGCGGCGCAGGCTCTTTCTGGACAGCTCCAGGTGCTTACCACAAATCTTGAGCGTATGGCTGTTGCGCAGGCACAGGCCAACGGAACCGGAATTAGCGGATACAGGAATACGACCCCCAACTACGGTACGAATATTGGTGGTATTGGTCCTGCCGTTCCGACAGGGCCGGGATATCGTCAGACTGCAAACGGGCGCTATCAGAATGTCGCGACTGGCCGTTTTGTAAGCGCAGCCGAGGCACAGGCTTATGCAGCCGCGCAGGCCGCAGCCGCTCGCTCTACCCAGCAGCAGGCACAGAACGCGGCGGCTACTCGTCGTAGCTTTACCGGAATTGCTTCCGCCGTTGGTGGTATTGCGCTTATGGGTGGAATGATGGCAACGGCTTCTGGTCATGCTTCCGGAATGCTTATGACCATGACAAATATGGCGCTTATTGCTGCCACCATTGGCCCTATGCTGGTTGCCGGATTTAAGAAGGCAGCGGCGGCCGGTGCTCTAGCCGATGTTACTTCCGCATTCGCTACAGGTCGTCGTGCGGGTAGTATCGCCGGTCGTGGAGGCGTTGGTCAGATTGCCTCTGGACTTTCTGCGGCCATTGGCCCGGCCCGAGCGCTTCTAGCCACCTTCCTTCGATTCGCTGGTATTGTTGGTGTAATCGCAACCGTTGGTATTGTAATTTCCAAGATGGTTGGCGAAATGAACCGCATGACCGAGGCCCAGAAGAACATCGAGAACTCGGCTAAGAGCTGGGCGGATGTCCTTGGATTCGTTTACGAAGAGGCATCGAATATCGAGACGGTTTCCGGCAAGACCGTTAACAATTATGACGCCATGGCCTCAAAGTTCCGTGAGGCAAACAAGGATACTGCTGACTACCTACGTAGCCTAAAGGATGCCGGTCACAGGCAGGAGGCAATCAATGCGTCCATTTACGAGGGTGTCAAGGTTAAGACTCACGGTGGTACGGCGTCAGAGGCCAAGAATGCCGTTGCCACCGCGCTTCGAGCCGCCGGATTCAAGACCAACGAGATTAATGAAATCCTTATCGACATCAAGGGAAGAATTAAGTTCGACACCGATGACGAAACACTTAAGGAGCAGGCCAAGGCATTTACAGATAAGTTCCACAAGATTGCAACCAACCAGCTTGGTCAGGGTAAGTGGGAAGGCGCTGTGCGCCTATTCTCCGGTCGAGACGAGATTAACAACAAGTCTGCCGAGGCTGCAAAGGGTATGGCTAAGCAGTTCTGGGACACATTCGATGCCACCACCAACCAGCAGCAGAAGCGGAACATCTTCCTGGGACTCCAGGGTGCCGTCCAGAAGCAGCAGAAGGAAATGTGGGACTCACTTGGCGAGGAGAATAAGAAGAACCTGGCTAAGTATGGAATCACCACTGCCGAAGAACTACAGAAGGCTTACCTCGACAATAAGAACCTAAGCGAGGAAGACTTCCATAAGAAGTATTTCTCAGGCGACATGGGTAAGTCTAACCAGCTCAAGATGCAGCTCAACGACCTTGGTGGAGACACTTCCATGATGGTCGGAAAGCAGGCAGGTGCTGAGTATGAGCTTGCCCAGGCGATTGCTGTCAAAAACGGTGCCACAAAGGAGGAACTTAAGAATATCTATACCCTTAACGACCTTATGCCTCAGCTCGACATGGCCCTGATGAGCGCTAAGGACGCTCAGAATGCATACGGTCAGGCTGTGGCTCAGCGAGAACTACAGTGGCAGAAGATTTCGCCGAAGTCGGCAGCAGCCCAGCAGCTAAAGCTCCTAAATATTTACCGTGCCAAGGCCGGTTTGGCGGACGCGACCTCTGTAGAGCAGGGCTTCGGTGATGTTATTGACAAGAACACCGGAAAGCTAAAGGATAACGCCAACGCCCTGGACGAGAACGCCATGTCTGCGGACACATTCAACAACGCCCGCAAGGACGCCATGTCGAATGCCAGCAGTGCCGCATTCTCGCAGGCCGATGAGCTTTGGAATAGGCAGGCAGATTCGGAGGTCAAGGCAATTGAGGACCGTGGCGAGCGTTTGAGCGATGCCCTGGACAAGCGTTCCGAGCGAATGGACAAGAGCTTCGATAATCGCCAGGAAGCTGCCGACAACAGATTCGATAAGCGTGAAAAGAACCTGGACAAGAAGTGGGACGGCATTATGGACCGTTTCGATGCTCGCTGGGACAGGCGCATCGAGAAGGAAAAGGCTGCCTACGACAAGAAGATTGACAACATCAAGAAGGCCATCAAGGCTGAGGAGGACGCGGAGGCTACTCGCCAGAAGATTTTCGAGGCTGAGAAGACCCGTCTAGAGCGCATGGCCGATATCGCCAACAAGCGTATCGACTTCAATATGGCCCTGAATACAGGTAATCTTGATGAGGCTGCGAAGGTATTCAATGACATTCAGTCAACCCAGGATTCCTGGACGCTTGATGATGCTGCGGGTGAGTCTCAGGACGCTTCTCAGCAGCGCATCGATACGATGAATGGCAATATTACCACGTTGGAGGGTGCCCGCGATAAGCGTATCGAAGCTCTCCAGAAGGTAGAAGAGGCCGAGAAGAAGGCTCTTGAGGACAAGAAGGAGCGCGAGAAGGAGGCTCTAGCGGCCGAGAAGGACCGCTACATGAAGGCCCTTGCAGCCGAGCGTGAGCGTTACCGTAAGGGAATTGAGGCCCAGAAGGAAGCCATCCGCAAGCAGACTCAGGCGGATGCTGACGCAAAGCGTCGTGACCTAGAGCGTCAGAAGAGGACGCTTGATATGGAATTGGCGGCTATCCGTGCATCTACTCCTCGCAACAAGAAGGAGTACGATAAGCAGATTAGGGATATCGAGGATGCTTACAAGAAGTACGGCGTGCGCCTTGAGGGATACGGTCAGGACTGGACCAAGTATATTGGTGACAACCTGTCTGCCAATGTTAAGGCGTCTGCGATTTCTCTCCAGAACGATATCAAGTGGAAGTCTATTGGTAGTGCCGTAACCCAGGATATGGTTGATGGTGGATTCAATATGACCACCGCCGAGTTTATGAAGTGGGTAACGACCGGCGACCTGCCAAAGAACTACAAGGCCCCAAGCAAGCCAAAGACCCGCCACACTGGTGGTCCGGTGTCCGGTAACTCAAAGTACGACAACCGTGGTGGTCGTCACTGGGGTGCTGGTCTGCGTCGAGACGAGTCCATGATGCTTCTTAAGAATGACGAATTCGTCGTTAATGGCAAGGCTCACAAGGCTCTCGGTACCGACGCTCTCGACTCGCTAAACAAGACTGGCTCACTGCCTGGAAAGGGTACCGGAGGTATTGGTGGTCGCGGTCTAGGATTTGTGGGTGCCTTTGCGGCGGCTCTCTCTGGAATGTCCAGCAAGGCTATTCAGACTGCGATTGACACCAAGGGTGCTCAGGCATCTGCAATGGCTGCCGACATGATGGCAATTCCAGGCGCGGCGGGTATGTACGGAAAGATTATGCTTTCCGGAGAACAGCTTGCAAACGCTGCGACGATTATGAGCGTTGGTAAGTCAATGGGTGGTACTACCAGAGACCTTATCATCGGTATCATGACCGCTATGCAGGAGTCTGGACTTCGCAACCTAGACTACGGTGACCGCGACTCGCTGGGTCTATTCCAGCAGCGTCCATCAATGGGCTGGGGTACTCCAGAGCAGATTAGGACTCCATCGTATGCGGCCAAGAAGTTCTTCCAGCAGGAGCTAAAGGTCAAGGGTCGTGAAAAGATGGCCCCGACCCTTGTCGCCCAGGCTGTACAGCGTTCGGGATTCCCATACGCCTACGCTAAGTGGGAGGACATGGCTCGTGCAATTGTTACTGGCACCGTATTCCAGGGTGGCGGAAATGTTGCTGCGACTGGCGGAAAGGCACGACCAGTTTCCGGCCCGGTTTCGCGTGACTGGTACCACCACTCCAACCTGCCAAGGGCTACTGACTTCGGAGTTCCAGTAGGAACCCCCGTTCACGCAGCTACAGGTGGACAGGTTGTTACCTCTACCGACCTTCACGGCGGTCCTGGCAATGGTGGATATCGTTCTTACGGTAGGTACATCGTTATTCAGAATGGAGCCGACAGGACTCTGTACGCTCACCTTTCTTCGCGAAACATCGCGGCTGGCTCTAACGTTCGTCCGGGGCAGCTAATCGGATACTCGGGTAACACCGGTAACTCAACTGGTCCGCACCTCCACTTTGAAACGTGGCGTGGTGGAGTAGACATTCCACCTGGTAAGTTCGGAATTCCAGGTCTTAATACCGGGGGATTCACGATGAACGATGGTCTAGCAATGCTCCACAAGAACGAGGCTGTTCTAACCGCTCCACTTACCGAGCAGCTTAAGTCCGGCATTCAGAAAATTGACCAGGGCTCTACCAATGAGTATAATGTAAATGTGACATTTACAGGACCAGTCAATTCTGAAATTGATGTAGAGAAGGCTGTTACTCGCGCCATTCAGAAGCGTGAGAGCAGGCTCGGGCGAAAGAGGAGCATTAGCAATTGAGCATGTCATTTCCACGTCCGCGATTGATGCGTTGGAACGGTAACGCCATCACCGACCACAATCGCGGACAGCTTAACGTGGACGTTGAGCGTATCGAAAAGAAGCAGCGCATGGCAAATGGAACCATGCGCAAGTACATCGTCGCGGATAAGCGCACCTTTGGCGTGCAGTGGAACATGCTGCCCAAGCTGACGTCCCAGACCGTCGATGGTTTTTGGGGCGGCGAGGATATTGAGAGCTTCTATAACACCGTTCCTGGCCCGTTCTCTCTTGAAATCACAGATGGTGACGGCGAGGTTTACACCTACACCGTCATGTTTGCTGACTTCTCCAAGAATGTCATGAAGCGTGGGTCCGTTGACTTCTGGGAGATTTCCATTTCCCTGGAAGAGGTCTGATGCTTAATTCAAGCACCCAGTTCCAGAACGCCCTCCAGCAGGCTTCTGTCCTGCGCTCGAAGCCACGAGTAATTGCTGAGTGGAACCATAATAGGTACACACCCATTCAGACTGTGGATAATTACGGGCACGATGAGGAAACGTATGGCTACGACCTAGAGGTCTTTCCTATTGAGTCTATCACTGAGCCGCTTCGCCCCACCGCAGGTCTTCTCAAGGCCCGTGCAAATGAGGGCGGTGTCGTTCAGGGACATGGTGACTCCATTCGCGGATACCGAACCTACACAGCTTCTCCTGGTGCCAAGTACAAGTATTGGACCAGTCCCGCCCAGGCAACCGACCAGCCATATTCTGGCGGCGGTTTTGTATTGCCTGAGACCGTTCAGCCTTATGTCCTGTACTCACAGCCTGCCCTAACCAACAAGCTGTACATCTGCCTTGAGAATTCATGGGCCGACCCCAAGATTTGGGACATTCAGATTACAACGGATGGTACTAACTGGACCACCGTTTCATCTAACCCAGTCCCCAATTCGAGCGGACAGGTAGTCCTTTATCGCCAGGAAAACGGTACCTGGACGACCACCGTGAACCGTGGCACTGCCGTTTATATTCGAGGCATTCGCCTGGTAGTGAAGTCTATGGCTCGCCTACATTCCTGGTTCAATCTAATTGAGCTTGGTGCCCGTCTGGAGCAGGACCTTAGCGACCGACTTATCGACTACAGCGTAAAGCACGAGATGGGCGACAGTGACCTTGTTACGCCCATCGGCGTGGCTTCGTCGAACACGGGTAGCATCACCCTATCAAATATCGATGGGATTTTCAATTACGATAATGTCGCTTCCCCGTACCACGGCCTAATCGACGCCAACGTGAAGTTTATGCTGGATATCGGCATTGACGTTTCCACCTTTGGTGGCATCGGCTACGAATACATCCGTCAGGCCACGATGTTCTCCGAGGCTTGGGGTGGTGGAGAGGAGACCGTGCAGATTGGTCTCAAGGACGCCACGAAATTCCTCCAGGAGATTACACCTCTACCAGAGCTGATGGAAGACGTATCCATCGGCATGGCAATCTGGCGAATCCTGGATTCGGTCGGGTTTATTGATTATTCTTACAGCATTGCTGCGGAATCTGCCACCAACCGAATTGCCTATTACTGGACCAATGGTGAACAGACCGTATGGGACCAGATTCAGGACCTTTGCAGGACCACCCAGAGCGCCGCCTGGTTCGATGAATACGGAATTCTCCAGATTAAGACCAGGGACTCAGCCTTCGATAAGTCAAAGCCAGTCGCCTGGACATTTGACTATGCCCAGAACGGCACGAAGCAGCCGGATATCATTGACGTTACCGTTTCGGACTCATTCGAGGCCAACAAGGTTAACGTGAAGTACACCACCACAAAGCTAGCAGAGGATAGCCAGGGACGACCAATCTCTGAAATCGTCTGGCAGCCAGAGGGTGATGTTGTGCTGCGCTCAACCTCCCTGGCCGCCGATATGACTTCTACAGATATGCGTTTCTGGATTGACACTAAGGATGTTGCGGTCTGGCCATACGAGGGTATGGTGAACATCCGTGGTGAGCTTATTAAGTACAAGGGCAAGGGATACCGCTACTACCCCAAGGAAGGCTCCTACACGGGCAACTTTGAGAACGATACCGTCTTCAAAATCATCTACTCTCAGGACGAGAAGAACCAGATTGACCGCGAGCTTTCGAGCGAATTTCACGGCTGGAAGAATTACTTCACCGGCTTCATGCAAGTGGAGGAGCGCGGCTACGACGTAACCATTCCACAGGCTCACGATGTAGTTCCAGACATTTGGAAGCACAATGGTGCCTATATCGGAAGGCACGGCGGAACCCAGAAGTTGTGGAATGGTGGAATCAAGCACATTCCTTCCGACTCTGTTATGCGCTTGTCTACGGCCGGTAAGAAGGGGTTGGACTCTTCGTGGTGGTACACAGCACGTCGCGGAATGGTTGACAATGAGCCACCCCGCTATATCGGTACCCGCCTCAAGTTCCCATCCGGACAGGGCAACAAGCACTACATTGCCGGAATTTGGCTGTGGGGCGACGGTGGCTCCAACGATATGTACGGTGTCGAGATTACCACAACCAAGGAGGCGAGCAAGCTTCGCAGCACCAAAAACGAAATCAGCATCGTTAGGCGAAAGGGCAATGGGGAGTTCAAGCACCTAACCAAGGGGGCAGCTTTCGCGGTGAGCGAGAACCAGTGGTTCGACCTGGACGTGTCTATGGTAAACGGTGATTGGACGGTATTGGTCAACGGCGTCCTAGCAATCACGTTTGATGACAAGTCAACGCTACTGCCACAGACCGGCCGTTGTGGACTGTACACCCGAGGATACACCACCGTGGACTTCGAATACTTCTACAGCTTGGCCGATGGTGGAATTCAGGATACCGACCTGGACAATTCGTCGTTCCTGGATATCATTCGCGGCGGGTATTTCTCAAGCCAGTATTGGAAGGATTGTGTATACAAGACTCGTTGGCACAAGAAGCGTCGTGGCAAGAGGGTCTACTACGAGAAGGAGTGGTACGACCAGCGCTACTTTGACGAGTTCGGTCAGACGGTTCACGAGGTTCGTCCTTACGAGGTCACCTTCGAAAAGTCGCCGGTTCTGTATTCCAGCTTGTACCTCAGCAATTCCGACCAGGTTGTCTGTGACGAATACTTCAACGACCCCTTCAAGGCCAAGTTTATCCTGGCCAATGCTGACCTGGGCAATGCCATTGTCAACGGTGAAGACACCACGACATACGGTGCCGATAACCCGGTTGACCAGAAGATGGTAATTACTGGTCGCACGGTTCAGCGTGCTGAGCCCAAGGACTACACAGTGAAGAACGAGCAGGCTATTCGGGCTCGTGGTGAGATTTCCCTTGATTTCCAGTCGGACTGGATTCAGTCGGAGTCGGCAGCCAAGGCTCTGGGAGACTGGATTGTTGAAAACTGGTCCCAGCCCTGTGACGAGGTGGAGATTACCGTTCACGGCAATCCGCTTCTCCAGGTCGGAGATATTGTTGCGGTGAATTATCCACCTAAGAATCTGTCGGCATCGACCCATAAGTATTGGGTACTTGCCGTCGAGCAGCAGTGGGACGATGGTCCAGCTACTTCGGTGTCTTTGCGCCGGGCTCGAATTTCCTGATATTTGACTTCCGTTCGACCAGAAGATATAATTAGGAATATGGCTCAGCAAATCAAAGATACCAATGTCATTAAGACACCAGAAGTCGTAATCAATCCGCTGTTCTTTATGCCGCCGGGTGTTATCGACATGCGCTCCGGATACACAGACACCATTGAGGAAGACAATGTATCTGTTGATGAAGTTTATGATGCTGATGCCCCCATTGACGACGATGCCAGGGAAGGCAATGACCTAGAGGCTCCGGAGAATTTCACCGTCGTGGAGCAGGTTGTTCGAATCGGGCCGGATGGCAATGCGGTAGTTGACGTTATCATTGAATTTGAGGATGATGGCCACAATGAATACGATATTAGGGTAACGAAAGCCACATGATTAAGGGAACCTACCGTTTTTACCAGCATGGCAGACTTCTAGCGGCGCAGAAGAACCTCATCACCACCGAGGGAGAAAGGCTTATTTTGCGCTTCCTGTCCGGCAACGCCCCCAGCCTGGGTGCGGCTATCGGCCTGGGTGTTCTGGGAACCCCCGCAACAGTTAACGACGTTCGCCTAGGCTTCGAGGTTTACCGAGCAACCGTTGACGTTCGCTCCATTGACTATGACGCGAATATAGTTCTATTTAAGGGGTCTATCGAGCAGAATGCTGAATTCACGCTTTACGAAGCTGGTCTATGGAGCACCGAGGTCAACTCCCTTGGCGCTACCGATTCATCAATGCTAACCACCTTTGACACTACGGTTGAAGACTGGACCAATACCACGGTAGATGCCACACAGTCTCGCACCTCGGTTGATTCCGTTCGTGTAGATGCCACAGCTAGCGCCACCACATCTTCCCGCGCGACAGTGGACATGGATTTGTCCGGGTACTCTACCGATGACATCTTCTCTCTCGCCTTCTACAAGGCTAACAATAACATTGCGTCTATCGCCCTCTACTTTGGAAACAGCCTCTCTGGGGGCAACTTCAAGCTGGTCAAGACGGTCTCCACGTTGCCCGTGGGATATAACGTACTCCAGTTCCGCAAGGGAGATTTTGCTGTTACTGGAACCATGGCTTGGAATGCTATCGACATCCTCGGCGTTGACGTGACTGCTGGAGCCACGGCGGGTTATGTGATTCTAGACGGTATCCGAATTGAGGACACCGACACCACAGACCAGGACCACGTTCTTGTGTCCCGTACAGTAATGACCACTCCACTGGTAAAGTCCAATACGGCACCAATGGATGTAGAGTACAGCTTGGAGTTTAGCGTATCATGACAAGAATTCTCGTAAAGGACCTAGAGCCAGGTCGTACCCACTACATTCAGGCCCGTGTCAAGGACGGAGCGGATGTTTCTCCGTGGTCGAGCCTACATGACTTTACCACCATTAGCGATACCCTCGCTCCAGCCCCGTGTACTGGACTAACCTGGACTGTTGAGGGTACCGCTTTTAAGGCTGTCTGGTCGGGACCGACCACGAACTCCGATGGCACTCCGCTGATGGACTTCAAGGATTTCCAGGTCAAGGTCTATTCCCCAGCGGCCCCAAGCACAGTAGCTACATATTACACGACCGCCGCCCGATTTGATTTCCCCTTCGAGGCGAATATCAACTCATTCGGCACTCCTCGTGCTCAGGTTACCGTCGAAGTCAGCGCCCGCGACAATACCGGTAACCTTTCTGCGGTGGTTACTGCCACTGCTACTAACCCAGCTCCAGCCAACGTTACTGGGCTAACCGCTGTCGGAATTTCTGACGCGGTGGCTTTGCGTTGGGCTCCTATTGCTGATACCGACCTCAAGCACTACGAGGTGCGTCAGGGAACAGCGCTGGGCTCTGAGAATAACCTAGTCTACACCGGTCGCGGAACCTCGTTTGTATTCGACACAACCGCAACAGTACCACAGTATTTTGCGGTTGTTGCGGTGGACGTATTCGGTACTCCTTCTGTCACTCCAGCGAAGGCCAATGCTACCGCAAGGTCTACCCTTTCGGTTGATGTTACGCCTCCGTCTGCACCCACGAATGTTCAGGTTACCACGTCTTTGCACAGCACAGACCCAACTCAGAGTTCCGCTTTTATCGATGTAACCTGGACCGGCGTTGCTGACACCGACTTGCAGAACTACCTAATTCGTTATGCCTCTAGCTCTACTACCACCACCTTCCAGTATATTGAGGTTCCCGAGGGCACCACCGAAGCGCGTATTCACAACCTCAAGACAAACACAGACTTTTACATCAAGGTGTGCGCGGTTGACTATGCTGGAAATCAGAGTGCCTGGACCCAGGCTGCCACCTACCCAATTACTACTGCTAAGGACACAGTTGCCCCGGCTGCACCTACAGGCGTCACGGTCGCGGCGGGTGTTACAACAGCTACCATCGTCTGGAACGAAAATACCGAGGGCGATGTAAAGGGTGGACAGGGCTACTACGAGGTCCAGATTGATACGGCGAATACATTTAACACAGGCGCTCTCCAGACCAAGCAGGTCAGTGGTACCGTCGTATCGTTCTCCAATCTGACCTCGAACACGACCTACTACACGCGCGTGCGCGCGGTCGATGGTGCCGGAAACGCAGGAGCTTACTCCAGCATTGTTTCGGGTACGCCTCGCTTTGTAGCCAACGCCGATATTCAGGCCGGGT